GCGCGACCTGGTCGAAGCGCGCCTCATGGTGAAGTCAAGCGGGACAGAGACCCGCGCGGCGACGTTCCTCAAGCTCGGTGCAAACGGACTGCCCCTGCCGGTGTACTACAAATACGCCGGCGCGCACACCAAGCGGCTCGGAGGCGGTGACGGGACGAACTTCCAGAACCTGCGCCGCGGCAGCGAGCTGCGCAAGACGATCAAAGCCCCGCCGGGCTATGTCCTGGCCGTGTGCGACTCGAGCCAGATCGAAGCACGCATGAATGCGTGGCTGTGGGACCAGCTCGACCTGCTGCAGGAGTTCCGCGACGCGGACAATCACACGGACCGCGTCCCGTACTGCAAGCAGAGCGACAAGATCTACGGCCGGCGTATCGAGAAGAGCGACAAGGACGAGCGCTTCGTCGGCAAGGTCGCCGTGCTCATGCTCGGCTACCAGGCGGCCTGGAAGAAGTTCCAGAACACGCTCGCGCTCGGCACGATGGGCCCGCCGGTGTTCCTCGACGAGAACACGTGCCGCATGGCGGTGCAGGCATACCGCCGCAAGAACAGCAAGATCCAGATCGGCTGGAAGATCTGCGAGCGGATCATCTCCGACATGGCTGTCGGTCGCGCCGGCAGCTGGAAGTGCTTGAGCTGGGACAAGGAGACCGTCTATCTGCCTGACGGCATGACGCTGCACTACCCGCACCTGCGTCAGATCCCTGATGAAGAGTTCGAACATGCGTGGGTCTATGACTCACGCGACGGCGTTACGAAGCTGTACGGCGGCAAGCTGTGCGAGAACATCGTCCAGGCGCTGGCCAAGATCGTCGTGATGGGCCAGCTGCTCGCGATCGACAAGGTGTACCAGGTTGTCATGACCACGCACGACGAGGTCGTGTCATTGGCGAAGAAGGCCGTTGGTCAGAAGGCCGTCGACTTCATGGTCAAGGTGATGCGCACGCCACCGGCCTGGTGTGCAGATATTCCACTGAACGCTGAGGGTGGCTATGCCGTCGAGTACAGCAAGTAACCCGGGACCCTTTGGCAGTGCATGGAAGTGGTCAAGCCGCGGTGGTTTTTGGTGGGCAGTAGCGGAGCATGAGTTCTTTTGGGTCTGTGCTATTCAGGCCTATGGAACTCTTCAGATTCATCCAGCTAAGAGCAGGATCAAGGCCCTCCGCTGGATCATCCAAGAACACCGCAAGCAACAAGCTAAGGCAGTCAAAGCGAGGCTGACATGCTGAGCGACAAAGAAATCCTCGACTACCTCGAGGCCGAGGCAGCTAAGGACAAGTGGCCGTTCCCGTCTCTTCCCTTCGATCTGGAAGTGCGCGGCATATGCATCACGTACCGACGCGGCGACTCCCTGCGGGCCCTCTGGTCCGCCGCGATCGAGGCCCATGCGACAGAGGTCGCCAAGCAACGGTTGAACGAGTAAATCGTTCGTTTTTCCGTTGCACTTCGTTCTAACTTCGTAGTACGATCTAACTTCGATATGGCAAGACAAGCAATCAAAGACGCCGCCATCGCGCACGCCACCAAGCTGCGACTGGTCGGCACGATCGGCGGCATGGTCGACGAGCTCCACGAACTACGTGAGCGCAAGCGAGCGCTCGAGGCCCAGGTCTCCGAGATCGAGACCAAGTACTCCGAGATCGAGCAGCAGCTGCTCGCCAAGCTCGAGGCCGAAAACTCGGACAAAGGCTCTGGCAAGAAAGCCAGCGTCTCGGTCACGAGCACGATCGTCGCCACCGTCACCGACTGGGACGCGCTGTACGCGTACATCCAGAAGCACAAGTACTGGCACCTCCTCCAACGCCGGCCCAGCGATCCGGCGTTCCGTGAACTCTGGGAGCAAGGCAAGAAGGTGCCTGGCGCCGAGAGCTTCTCTCGCAAGAAGCTGAACCTCCGTTCGAACTGAAAGGAAAGACATGGCCACTGCCGCCAAGAAGACCGCTACCAGCACCGCCGTCGCGACGCGCAAGTCCGGCGCGATCGTGAGCATCCAGGAACAGCTGCGCAAGCAGGTCGAAGAAATGAACAGCCGGGTTGCGCCGGCGACGGGCATCAACATCCAGGTGCTCAACACCAAGGAGCTGAAGCTGCCGGACGGCAACAAGACTCAGCAGCTCGAGGCTGTGATCGTCGACTTCGTCTCGGCGAACTTCTTCTACGAAGGCACGTTCGATCCGAAGAACATCACGCCGCCGGCGTGCTTCGCGCTCGGCACCAACCCGCAGTCGCTCGTGCCCAGCGACAACAGCCCGGTCAAGCAGTCCACCGACTGCAAGAGCTGCCCGATGAACGAGTTCGGCTCGAACGGCGCCGGCAAGGCGTGCAAGAACACGCGCGTGCTCGCTGTGCTGCCGGCCGATGCGACCGACGACACGCCGATCTGGCTGCTCAAGGTCTCGCCCACCGGCATCAAGAACTACGACGCCTACGTGCGCTCGCTGGCCAGCTCGCTGCAAGTGCCGCCGGTCGGCGTGGTCACCACGGTCACGTTCGACGACAACGCCGACTACGCGACGCTGCGCTTCGGCAACCCGCAGCCGAACGAGAACCTCGAGCAGCACCTTAGCCGGCAGGACGAGGCGCGCAAGCTGCTGATGGCCGAGCCCGACGTGAGCGGCTTCACCGCGGCGCCGAAGGCGAAAGCGCAAACGCGCACGGCCCGCCGCTAAATCTGCACACCCCGAACTCGGTGCTTTTCCCCCTTTGGGGGGATTCGGACGACGCAGAAAGTACTGAAACTACTCCTTCACCACCTGTAATTTTTGCTGCACATCGAACCTCTATGTCAGTTCGTAAGTTCTACACGGACCAAGCGCTCGAGTCGTTCACGGGGCTTTCCCGCGTGCTCCACGAGCTGACAGAAGAGGAGATCTTGACCTGCCTCAAGCTCGAGGCTGCAACCCGTCGGCGATCTTCGATCGTCGATCGACTCATCTCCCGGGCCGTTCGACTCCGGGAGCTTTCCTACGGCCGCCAACTCAAGGAGAAATACCGTGGCCCGACCCAAGAAAACCCTGACCCCCGAGGAACTGAAGGTCCAGCGCGAGAACCTGCGCGCGGTCCTGAAGAAGATCACGGCTGATCGCAAGGAAGCCGAGACTGCGAACGCGAAAGCGGTCAAGGAGCTCGACACCGCGAAGAAGGCCGCCGATAAGGCGGTCGCCGCTGCGCAGAAGGCCGCGGACAAGACCATGAAGGACGCAATGAAGGCGTTCGAAGCTCAGGCCAAGCACGCGCGCAAGCGCATCGAAGCCGCCGACAAGGGCATCGAGAAGCTCACCGGCCAGCTGGCCGCTCTGCAACCGGCCGCTCCCAGCGACAACAGCACCGTCGCCGCCTGAGCCTCAGCTTCGTCGGTCTCCGCCCAGGACCGGCGGAGCTCAACGACAACACACCCGTTTGGGAGAAGACGTGAAACACGTCATGATTGACTTGGAGACGCTGGGTACCACTGCCGACGCGGTGATCCTCAGCATTGGAGCCGTTCGGTTCGACCTCGACACACACGAGGTCGACGACGCTGGGTTCTACGCTTCGATCAGCATCGAGAGCAACCTGGCGGCTGGACGGAAGATCGAGGAGGGCACGCTGTTGTGGTGGCTCAAGCAGTCGCATGAGGCGCAGCGTGTGTTTCACGAGCCGAAGGACACGCTGGAGTCCGCGCTGGTCGATTTCGTGGAGTGGTTCGAAGGCAGTGACGTGCCCTACGAGGACACGCACGTCTGGAGCAACGGCGCCAGCTTCGACATCCCGATGATCAATCACGCTCTCAAGCAAGCCGGGCTCGAGTCTCCCTGGCCGTTCCACAACGAGCGCTGCATGCGCACGATGAAGAATCTGCCGTGGGCAGCGCAGGTGAACATCCCGCGCGTCGGCGTGCAGCACAACGCTCTGGCGGATGCGCTCCACCAAGTCAAGGTGCTGCAGGCGATCTGGAACATCGGCGGGCTCGTGAAGGCCAAGGAGGTGGCGTGAAAGCAACACCGAAACCGGCCGGGGCGCTGGCGATCCAGGAGGGCGGCGCGCACTACAAGGACATGACGATTCAGCCGGTGGAGTACATCCACGCCAACGGCGTGGGGTACTTCGAGGGCAACGTCATCAAGTACGTGAGCCGCTGGCGCTCGAAGGGCGGCATCGAGGACCTGAAGAAGGCCAGGCACTACCTGGACCTGCTGCTGGAGCTCGAGGCCGGAGTTATGAAGTGAGCCAGAAGGCAGAGAACGCGTTTATTCAGTCGGTGCACCGGCATCTTCCGCCGGAGAGCGAGCTGCACCGCGAGAAGATGGCCAACCCGTACCGCTCTGGCACAGCGGACGTCTGGTACAGCGGGCGACGCGATCTCTGGATCGAATACAAGTACATCGAGGTGCCTAAGCGCGCAAGCACTGAGGTTTGCATCGCCCTCAGCCCGCTGCAGCGTGAATGGCTGGCACGACGTTACTCAGAGGGACGTAGCGTGTGGGTCGTAGTCGGCGCCCGCCCCGGTGGAGTCATCTTCCGGGACGTCGAATGGGAGCACCCCATTCGAGCCGACGCGTTCGTATGTCGCATGCTAGATCGAAAGTCGATCGCGCGTGAGATTGCTCTTACACTAGCGCACCCATGAACTTTCAACCCCTGTTCACAACGGCTCGTGTCATGAACGCGCTCTATCGGATCGCGACCACCGCGTTGTTGCTGGTGTACATCACCAGGCGAGGTACTCATGGACGAGAAGTACATGGAGATGGCCGCCGAGCTGGAGCGCGCCACGATCGTCGCTGGGATTGAGAAAGCAAGAAAGCAGCAGCTGCGGCCCGACGGGTTCGACGGCTTCTGCGATTGTGGGGAGCAAGTGCCACCGGGGCGCGTCAACCTCGGTTTTTTCAACTGCCTCGCATGCCAACAAAAACACGAGGGCAGGCAGAGGTTCTACAGGGACAAGTGATGCCACGCATTGGAGAACAAGGGCTATTCGAAGCCCTGGAGCACGAGCTACGGAAAGCTGGGCGGCCTCTCAACTGCCACGAGCTGTTCGAGATCCCAGCAGTACGAGAGCATGCGGCCTCCGTCAATCGTGTGTCGGACTACCTGGGCAACCTGTGGCGCAAAGGACTTGTCGTACGTCTGCCCGCTCCGAAGGCGGATGGACGCGCTCGCTGGATGTATGAGTGGAAGCGCAAGGGCAAGACAACTGCCGAAGGCATCCCGTACATCGGCCCAGCGAACCTGATCTACGACAAGCCGAAGATGACGATCACGGAAGAAGGCGGCGTCGTAGTGATCGACTTGCCGCAGCTGACGATCACGATTCGAGGGAAGTAAGCGCTTTTGAACACGCTCGACGAGCCGGGTTCTTTTCTTTGCAGTGACATCGAAGCTCGAACCACGATCTAATGAGCAGGGTTGCGAACAAGGATGCTTCTAAGTACATCAGGCGGCTTGAGCCTTTCCAAGGGTCGAACTTTGTTGGGTGCCGTGTCGGCGAGATGTACGTGGCGTATTCGTATGGCAGTCACTTTCCTGTGTGCATTTACACCGACGGTGTGTGGCTCGAGAACTCCGACAAGTACAGCAGATCGACTTCACGGCACCAGTCCTACGCACGCCAGGCTTACGACAACGCAACACTGATGACAACGAACGAGCTCTATCACGTGATCGCCTGGGGCGGTCTCGTCAAAAGCATCGCGCAAAGGCTCGCCGCATGAGCTGGACTTCTGAACAACAAGCTGCAGCGCAGGCCGAGGGCTGGGCGCTGCACTACACGATCGATAACGGCGCGTCCAAGCCGTACCTGCGCGTCTACGGTCTTCGGTCGAGCAATCACGAAGCCGCGCGCTTCGTTCACAACAACGCATCGCGTGGGTCGAAGCTTCATATCGAAGCTCTTCGTGCGATCTTGCAGAGTCAAGCAACGAGGAAGAAATGATGATTCAGACCAAACTCATCACCGTCACGCCGGACCTCGCAGCCAAGTGGCTCGAGGCCAACACCGACAACCGACCGATTCGACAGAAGCACGTCGAATACTTCGTCGGGGCGATCGACCGTGGCGAGTGGATCACCACGCACCAGGGCATCGCGTTCGATGCAACCGGCCGTTTGATCGACGGACAGCATCGGTTGTGGGCGATCTTCAACGCCGGCAAGGCGGTCCAGATGCTCGTGACCACCGGCCTGGACGAGAACGCCTACGCGGCGACCGACCTCGGTCTCGGTCGATCTGTGGCCGACGTTCTGAAGACCGACAAGATGCCCACTGAGGTGGCCAACTGGCTCGCCTCCAGGCTCATGTACGCCGGCGGCGCGAATCACCTGAAGGCCACGCCGGCGCAGGTCGCCAAGTACATCGATGCGTTCGGCCCGACTGTCATCGGTTTGCACGAGTTCTGTGGCAAGAAGAAGGCCAAGGTCTTCTCGAGCTCGCCGTCGATGGCGATCGCCGCTGCGCGGGCGCTTACCGACGGCGAAGAGTACGTGTTCGAGAGCATGCGCATCCTCGTCCACAACGAATTTCAGCGCATGTCGCCGGCGCTCGCGTCGGTGTACCGCCAGGTGATCGACGGAAAGATCAAGGCCACCAGCGGTTATGACCTGGCGTGCCGTATGTGGATCGCGCTCGACCGGAAGAAACAGACCCTGTCGAAGATCCAGGTCACCGACATGGACGACTCGCTGCGGCAGATCCGTCAAGCGGTGTCGCAGGTGATGGTCAAGCAAGGAGCGCCGGAATGAACGTGTACCGAGTCTTCGCCGAACAACCCGATACCAACAGAGCGCCGTTCGGCTTTTACGGCGTGTTGAAGGAAGCACACGAGGCCGCGAAAGGATACCAGCCGTACTTGCGCGACTACACGCGCATCGAGCTGGTCGATGTCGACACCAGCAAAGCCGGCGTTCTGCGCATCCTGAGTGGTGATGCTCAGTACACGGTGCTGCGCACCTGGTGCCTCACCAGTCGCGGTGGGCTCAAAGAAGTTTCCAACGGAGAGTGACGATGATGACGCTCAAGGCCGCACGCCGGCTGCAGATCGAGACCACGCGTCTGCGCACGATGAAGCTGCGCGTGGCGGTGTGGTGGCACAAGAATCACTGCGAGAACTGCCAGCACGGCGTGAACCCGCTCGAGGTGCTGTTGCGCGGGCTCGAGCCGCCCACCGAGAAACCGAAGACGCACTGAGTGACCATGGACGACGTCCTGAAGGTCGAGGCCGTAGCCGACATGCTCGGCTGTGACGTCGAGACCGTCGAGCTGATGACACGCAACAAGGAGTTGCCCGGCCTTAAGAAGGGCCGTGGTGGCTGGCGCTATCCGCGCGAAGCGCTGTTGAAGGTGCTCAACGAGCTGGCGCTCAAGCACGTGGTCGGCGCCGGCGCAGGATCAATCGTGCCTGTGCAGAGTCAACCAAGGAACCGGCGTCGTGTACCACCGGAGTTGAAGTGAACTACACCTACCCGCGTCACTGGCGCGTGTCGATCACGACGTTCGTGCCGGTTCCGGGGTCGAGGCCGCCAATGGCGTTGAGACAGAAAACCCAGTGCATCGGCGTCCTCGCGTGCAGCATCGAACGCGCCATCGAAGCGGTGCGCGAGAAGCATCCTGACTGCCGTCTCGAGCGCGTCGAGCCCGGCGACCCGATCGAACTCATCGCAGACCACCCAGACGCAGTCGAAGTTGCTGAGAGGCTCCGAACGTGAGTCAGAAGAAGATGCTCGCTAATACACGCCGGCTCGTCCAGGCCGAAGGTGCCTGGATTGAAAAGATCGAGCCAGTGAAGGGGCACTACCAGCTCACGATCAGGCTCGATGACGGCAGGAAGCTAAGCCTGATGATGTCGGGATCGCCGAAGAACGCGCACTACACGCCGATGAACGTCGCTCAAGACGTACGGCGTTTCAAACGAGGTGTGTACAAATGACCGAGAAGGCCGCAGCACTCGTCGCACGCATTGCCGACTACCTCGGCAACGGCGGATTCTGGAACCCCGAGCTGATGGACCACGAGGCTGTGCGCGATCTGCTCATGGCATGCCGCGACGACCTGCTCTCATCCCCATCAGCCGCACCGGCAGGGGTGCAGCCCGTGATGAAGCTGCGCGTCAGTGTGCATGCTCGACTTGGCGAGCGCACGTATGCGCCGGAGCTCTTGGATGCGAAGTTGCCGCCCGGAGACTATCTGCTCTACGCCTTCCCGGCACCAGCGGCAGGCAACGAGGATGCGGCGATGCTGGATTGGCTGGACCGCGCATGTTCCGAAGGAAACGGCAGGCACATCTGCTGTATCCCTGGAGGGCTCCGCGACGCCATCCGCGCCGCTATGAAGGATCGAGCATGAGAAGCACCAAAGAGCAAGCGGCACTGGCGAAGCTTGAACAACTAGCGGACGCCAAGATGTATCCAACGTTGGCGCCGTTGATTCCTATTGTTCGCGCCGCTCTCGCCTCTCTCCCTGAGCAGGCGGCACAGGCAGAGCCGAACAATGACGAGGTGATTTGCCCGGCTTGCGCCCACCAGTTCCGCGCGATCCCGGTCAACGTGCAGCGCCTCATGTTGTACGCGGGCTTTGAGCCGCCGCATCTCAACGACCAGCAGGAGGGGCGATGAGCACAGAACAGATCAAAAAGCTGTTGAGCGAGTACCTCGCCATCGCGCGTAGCAACCGCGACGAGTGGGAGCGCCGCGAGGGCGACGAGTCCGACTACAAGTGCCTCGCATGGAGCCGCAAGGCCGCGTGGCGGCAACGAACGATGAACCAGTCGGGCGACCGACTCGCAATCGACGACTTCATGGGGCAGGAGTCCATCGACGACCTGGTGGACTACGTGTGCGACGAATGGTCAGGCCCACCGGAGCCGGCCGAGTCCCCAGCACCTGAGCGGGTGGCGCCGAGCATTCGGGCACTTGCCGAGCAACTCATCGAAGCCGCGATCGACTCCGATGCTTCCGGGCGACCGGACGGTGCGCTCTACCAGCACGCGATTGCCTTGCGGG